ATGATCAACCTGATAACAAGTGATGAGAAGTGCTTCCCTATTACGTTCGGAACCCTCGAAGAGAACGATATTAAAATTGAGTTTGGCAGTTCCTTGACTGACCAAACTGGCGACATTGACACTGAAAAAGTTGCAATACTTAAACCCGACCAGTATTACAATACGATAGACTTTGCAACCCCTCCTAAATCTGTTGATGGGATAGTATTAGTCAAAGACTCAGATAAATATCATCTCTATATAGCCGAGCTAAAGTCCGCAAAAAAAATTCAATCTGTGAAACAGAACGATGTAAATGAAAAATTTACCACGATTTTCAAAAATTTCTTTGAAGAAGATTTCAAGCACATTTTCGTTGATCAGGACTACCAGCTTAAAAGCCTATCATTATGGCTAATATGTGACCCGGTAAATATCAGAAGCGGGCGTAACGACCCAGCCGTTTATGAGAGAAAACTCAAAGCCCTAAAAAGCATGAAAGGTGTCCTAGCAGATTATTCTCTCGCCCTCAAAACATTTTCATTCAAAGGCTTTACAACACCTATTAAACTTATGATATCCCCCCCAACAATTGAGCAAGACAGCTTTATTGAATATGCGGCAGAGGCATTAGCGTAGCCTGTTTATGAAACCGCTAGTCACAAGCGGTGGATTCACGGCAGATCCAAATGCGCGAGGTCGTGCAAAGATGCTCAGTACGTCTAAGGACGTTCAAGACCGGGGTTTTGACCCCATCTGGGAATCTCTGTAGACCTCCGTAGGCCAGTATGAAGGCTATGCTGGCATCAGCGGATGGCCTGCCTAGGCCGAAGAACCTCTATTATTTGCCCTAAGAATTTTCGGACCTGGAGCAGGCGCATGGATGACCAAGCCTCGACCGTAGCTGACACCATTGAGCTGCTGCATTTGAATCAGATCGCAATCAGAGCAGCTCTCGAGGAGCTCTCACTATGGGTGAGCCATCGCGGCTCTGTTCACATCCATGAAAACGTCATGGCCGCGTTTGCAACGCTCGATATCCACACCGAGGCAATCTCATCAAGACTCGAACGCCTGAGGGCTTGAGCGATCCACGCAGCTAGCGGCGGCTTATTGGCACACCTTGGTCGGGTGGAAATGGCGATCCAGTTGGGCTAGCGAGGATGGCCAATTCATTTTTTAGTTTTGTCTGTACACAGCCTCGAACTCAACCCACGAAGCACGGGTGACTTCTATACTGAATCTGAGCGATGATCCGGCATGACCGTTGCCGTGTGGAAGAATATGGACGACAGAATACTGCAGCTAATCGGTGATGCTCAATTCGAGCGTCAGCTGTACGAAGCCGCGAGGGCTAATCTCGAAGACCGCGGAAACAAACTACGCTTCCACAATTTCGCCTTCGCTATGCGCGAGCTGGTGGGCCACACACTGAAGCGCCTTGCTCCAGATGCCGAGGTACAAAAATGCATATGGTGGAAGCAGAAGGCAGACGATGTCGTCCCCCAAGTAACACGGGTCGAACGATGTATATATGCAACGCAGGGCGGACTTTCCAACTACTACGTGCAAAAAAAGCTCCGACTAGACTTCGCTCAAGAGTTCGCTGAGCTTCGGGACGCCGTAGTCCGTTTGAATGGATATGTCCACATCACGCAGGAAGTCTTCCAACTGGAAGACGACGATATTGAGCGCCTTGTACTGGAAACCATCGTGGCTGTTGCCGGGCTAATGGGCTGCATTCAGGATTGCAGAACCGCCGTTGGGGATCGTTTATCAAGAGCGATCAGTGACACAACAGTCCAACAGATTGTAGGTGAAAGTCTGGACGCCGTTGATGAGCTAGCTACGCATTATTCTCTCGAAGAAATCTATGTAGGCTCGCATGAGGTTACCAGTATCACCTCAGAGACCATACACATCAGAGTAAGCGGCAGCCTAGGTGTGACTCTGCAGTGGGGATCTAACTCCGATCTCAGAAGGGGCGATGGAGGCGAACTAGATCAATCTTTAGTTTACACCTGCGAATTGACCTGTGAAGCGGCAAATCCGGATCCTGAGGCGTTAGAGTTTGTCCAAAACTCCCTGATGGTGGACACAGCCGAATGGTCCAATAATAAGGATGAATGGAACGACTCTTTGGCGGACAGTTCCCTAGACGATGAGCCCCTTGACGCCGCGGACATTCGGTCAGATTTCTGAACTCAGTAATCAATAATGGACTTGTCATGGAATTGAAATGCGCGTGGTGGAATTGCAAGTTAAGCCCACCAAAGAATGGTGCAACTCGACATCCCATCTCTGAGAATTTCCTCAGCGTAATTCGAGCTATTCTTCAGAAGGAGGTAGACGTTCTTGGCCTATGCGAGGTAGATCGAAACAATATCCAACAATTGGAACAAACCCTGAAGCAAGATGGATTTAGTAATTACACTGTCTTAGACCTTTATTCCCCCGGCAAATCCATAAATGACTTTTGCCTAATCTTCAACTCAGCACAACTATCATTGTCCAGCGAGGCCATAGATGCAAACATACGCGACCCTCACACTGATCAGTGGTTAAAAGCCGGGATATTTATCGGGCTAACCCCTACCCTAGGCGAAGAAATATTCTTCGGCCTTTCTCATTGGCAAAGCCGCGGCACATATCCATACGGAAGCACTGAAAGGCTCCGACTCGGCGACGCGTTACGAACTAAAGCAACGGCAATTTTTGACGAGCATCCAAGTAGCCCAATTGTACTTTTGGGAGACTTCAATGACGAACCGTTTGACACCTCTATAGTCAGGGGCATTGGCGCTAGCAGAGATATAAATTTTGTCAAGAAATTTAGCAAATTTTTCTATAACCCTTTTTGGTCACGTTTATCACCACAGCCCGAGGGCCCAGCCGGAACCTTTGTGCACCCTCAAATTACTGCCGTCTTTGACCAGATAATATTCTCATCTCATTTCGTAAGAGATTGGAAATTCAAAGAGCATGCCACCATCATATCAGAAATTGATCTCATTGAAATTAGCACTCAGTGGAAGGAAATTTCGGACCACTACCCAATATTAAGCCATGTCAAAAGGGTATAACTATGAGCTTTCTAGACTCCATCAAAGCCGGCGTAGAAAAAGCCAATGAAGCTGAAAACAATATCAAACAGGTAAATGCCCTCCTCAGCAACATAAGCAACGAATTACAAGCATTTACAGGAAAGCCTATCAATCTGAACAAAACTATTTCTACGGCTGCCAACATAAGAAAAGTTGCCCAAGCCTTTGAGGATCCCGGAACCCCTAGAGAATTCATGGACTCCGATCAACTCTCACTGATCTTAGACAAGCAAGCCCACCCTGTAGCTAAATGGCGACAAAGTACAGGGGGCCTACCTTGCATCATAACCATTGACGGCTCGGAATTCATCTGCGATGACATGGAAGAACTTGCCTCTGCAATGAAGCTGCTTCTTTCAAGCACGAATTTCGGCAAGACTCTAACTAAACTAATGGGCGGCTGATCGCGTACGTTCAGCCTCTCCCTAACACCCTAACTAAATTTCGTGAATGTGATCCAATGCGCCCAAGCTACATGCAACGGCGTCTTCTGTCGAACAGTATAAATACACATGAAATGATGCGGAGTTCCCATTGAGCAAGCTACTACCGGGCATGAACAGTCCAAATCTGGTCAACCCGCGTAGTAAAGGACTGACTCATCATTTCACGGCGCATCACCCAGGGGTGCGGGGGATGCTGCCCGAACGCATCGCCCCCCGGCCATACTTGCCGTTGATCTCGTCCAGCACCGACATCAGCCGATCGCAACCCACAGACTGCTTCATCGCGAACAAGTCTTCGGTGAATTCGCCCGGCTGCCGCAGATCCATCAACAGCACCTCGGCCTTGCTGTATCGATACCCTGGCCGGTAGACCTACTCCACCGCCTCGGTGGCCGCCCTGGTGAGCAGCAACGTGTCGTTGGGGGGATACGTCAGTTCCACCAGAACGCCCTTGGCGTACTTGACTTCGTCCGGGTTGAATATGCCCGTGCGGATGCTCACTCGCATACGCTTGCACACAGAGCCCTGCCCCCGTAGCTTCTCGGCCGGCCGCCCGGCGTAGCTGGCCACCGCCTGTTTTATCGGAGCCAATTCACTCAAGCGCTTGCCGAACATCCGGCTGCCGCAGATCTCTTGCTTAGGCGGCGCAGCCTCCTCGAGCTCACGGCACGGTGTGCCCCTAGCTCCCGGGCGGTCTTCTCAACGACCACGCTGAACTTCTGGCGCAGCGTCCACGGGTCCGCCTTGGCTGAGTGCGCTTAGCGCTGCCCTGAGGGGCCAGCCATGACTGCTAAGAACACCACCCGCATTCGCCCCCCCATGGCTTCGCACAGCTTCGATCTGCCTGCCATCTGCGATGTATGCGGCAAAGGCAGGTCGACCAGGCGACACTCGAAATGCAGTCGAATCCGCCAACTGCGCGAGAGCGATAAATGGTCAGCCTACATGGCTAATGTGGCCGGAAAACGAGCACTGGGGAGGCGTGCATGAACACCGCTTTCGTTCTAATGGCGCAATACAACGGCAAGCCATTATCTCAACAGAGCAGGTATGCACCGACTATTTCACGCACTTGACGCCTGATATGTTTCAAAGAAAGGTGCTGGCCGGACAAATCCAGCTTCCGATAACCAGGCTCGAAGCTAGTCAGAAAAGTGCCAGAGGCGTACATATCGCTGATCTGGCCATTTACCTGGACTGACAAAGGGAAGCTGCGCGGCTTGAATGCGCGCAGTTGAACAAACCTCTACGCGCAAGCTAACTAGCCTACCCGGGCGCCGAGCTTCACCGGTGCCTGGATAATCTGGTCCAACCACTTCCAGCCCTTATACACGTCTCCTCGACCGCGCAAATGGGTATAACGCCGCATCGAGTTCCAATCGCGATGGCCGGATACACTCGAAACTCTGGGTATATCCCAATCCATCTCGAACAGCCGGCTCACACCTTCGTGGCGTAGATCGTGAAAGTGCAGGTCCTCAATACCTTTCATCTTGCACGCTTTAGCCCAAGCAGTACCGACCGAGTCAGTGTTGTACGGGAATATCTCCGGGTACTCCCTCGGCATGCTCTGCACAATCTGCCACGCCTCATCTGGTAAATGACACCAGACATCATTACCCAACTTCTGCCCGGGTTTTTCATATCCCGCACTTTCACAGCTTTCCGGTGCTCTTCCAGATCGTCCCAGAGGATGCGCGTGATTTCGTCCATTCGTCTTTTCGAAAATATCGCGAACGCCACCACCTTGGGCATGTGGATGACTGACGGCCTGCGCTGCAGCATCTCGAAGAAGTGCTCCATCACTTTATCGAGCTCATCCAATGTAGGCCTGCGATCTCGCTCGCGGCTCCTCATGTTGTAACCAAACTTTTTCAGGACGAGACGAGCGTCGGGCATTGCCAAGGAATTGATCTCGTACCCCCAAGCCACCCTGGCCAAGGACAGAACCGAACCCAGGTAAGCCAAATCATTGCCGGCAGTCTGAGGCTTGACGGAGCGACCCTCGGGCCCCATGCGCCAAAGTGCATTATCCACCAGGACCTGCTGGCTGATGTCCGAGTCGATCTTCTCCCCCAAGTAGCTCTTCTTGATGGCATTGAGAGTAAGCCGCTTGGTTTCACCGAGAGGCCGGGCTTTCTCCGCCTCGATCAGGTAGCGCTCGATCATCTCCTTGACCGTGTGCCCCTTGCGGCTGGCCCGTTCGATCGCACCAGTTACCGCCAATTCGGTCTCTCGTCGCTTCGCCCAGGCTTGAGCAGCATGCTTGTGAGCGAATGTCTGGGCTTCTTGGTAAACTATGACACCCTTTTTCTTGAGGCGGATCTGGACGGTGTAGCTGACCGTCCCATCGGCCTTTTCCTTGCTCTGATCGTTGCCATGATTTTCGGTGGTACAAGCGTGATTGGCGGTAGTACATCGCACCACTGTCACACCAAAAACGCCCAAAAACCCCAGAAAACGGCACAAAAATGCGTAGACCAGAATGCCCCTAGAATCAGCCTCAAAGCCACAAACCACGCGCCCTGAGCCGTCACGCCGGTTCAGCGTTGCACCCATGATGGATCGGGTCGATTAATCGGAAGGGCCCAGTGTTTACGGGGCCTGTAGGCATGCCTTGTTTTTGCTGTAGCAAAAATTAAGCAAGAGGGATTGGATAGCCACATAAGTGGCTATTTTTTGGGCAGGGAAAAGGTGGCACTCCGGTATGGCACTGCCGGTACTTCATGAGTAAGTGGGACATCCTGTCCCAGGATTGTCCCCCGTCAAGCCAGCCGGCCAATGACAAAGACTTCACTGCTTGCCTGCACGTCCATGCTTCACCTCATTTATTAGACGAGTGATTGTTGCCAACAAATATCGGCAGTGATTGTCGATGTGATAGCCCCTCCAGTTGGGTTGCTGGCGCGAAGGACTACAAATCGTGCAGCCGTATCGACCCTCGTGGTTGGTTGATCTTTGAATGGACCGGTTCCCGTATAGGTGTTTACGTCCACTACACCTGATCCATCAGCAGTAGATGCGTATTCGATTCTCAGCTGGAGTCCGGCCGTGGACTGGGCCAAGAAACGAACCAGTGCAGGTAGGCGTGTCTGACTCGGGAGAACGCCAATGATCTGCGATGCGCCAGATGCCAGCGTGACAGTGCTGAAAAGGTTGGCACTTCTCTGAACAGTACCTGCCCCGTTTGGCTGAAGTGCCTGTGGCGTATATCGAACGTTGAGAGCATAGCTTCGCGATTTGACCAGCTGATCACCGCCGCCAGCCGTTGGAGCGATTGCGCCAACACTGGCGGTAAAGAAGATAGGCTGCGCACCCAGGGATTGGATCAGCCTGCGCAGTTGCAGGATCTGCTGTTCGAACAGTGCCGGCGAGACGTTGGCATAGTAGTCGTTCGTGCCGATCATGATCCAGACGAAGTCAGGGTTCTGCGTGGCAACGTCAGTGGCAAACCTGGCAAGCAGGTCTGACGCCTTGTTGCCGCTGACCCCCTTGTTGATGATCGTTGCCTTGGGCAGCCTGGCAACCAGGCGGTTGTACAGGTCGCCACCAGCGAACCAGCTATCACCCAGCAGGACGTGTCGCCCACGGTTCAGCGAGCCAAGGAAACCCCGCAATCCATAGAACGTTATCGGGCCTAAGTAGAAGGTCCATGGGCCGCTGTTTGGCGAAGTAATTCTGACTTGGACCATAGATCCAGGTCGAACAGTGAAGGAAATATCCCTAGAACGGATTGCCCCATAGCTGACTATCAGTGGATCACTAGCAATCTGAAGTTCTGTGCCGTCCGCCAATTTCTCCCAGATGGCAATATCGACTGCGCCAGTAAATCCGCCGCTTCGAACCCCTGGGTTCACTACCACGTTTGCTACCTTGTCTCCTCCAGATAGCGACACCCAGGAAGACGCGGCCCCTGCGTTTACGGTACTACTGTCAACCGATATCGATCGCTCATCAACTGGACCACCACCAGGGTTGGTATAAGCAGACGCTGTCTGACTTACAAGTGTGGCACCAAGGATTGGGGACCATATCGAACCATTCTTGCCCTGATACTCGACAAATGAAATGCGCTTAGCGCCAAGCTGCCGCAAGGCATCGTCAGCGATCGCCGAAAAACCGAACGTGTTAGCGTGGGCGTCATCTCGGTTGAAATTGTAAACAGGCGCCCCGGCCGCAATAGCTACTCCAGCCGGCCGATCAATACGCAGTGTTGGGCCTGCGTTGATCTGCTTGATTACCCCGGTGTAGTACTGACTATCAGAAGCCAACCAGCAGATTATTTGATCTACAAAAAATGTGGACGAAGAAGCGACAGGAATATCAAAGCTGGACGGCGTCACCGATGCTGTCGTTGTCGTACTTACAATCATCCCAGGCTCAGATGCGCCGCCCCAGCCAACACCGCACAGGGTGCCGAAGTGCAGGTCGATCACGGCCGGATCAAGCACGTTGCTGAACACCCGGCCAATACCAGCAATGGCGTCAGTGTTGGCCTGGATCAGCGTGTTCTGCGATGCGTCGGAGCTGGCCAGTGCAACAAGAGCATCACGCACAGTGCCGTTGTTGTGGGCAATACCAGACGACCCAAGCAGCGGGTCGTTTTTGGTGGCCAGGGTCTGGACGGAGCGCGCAACGCCATCTGGGTATACCAGCATCACGTTGTTGGCATTGTTGATAGGTCCGGTGAATTGGCTCAGAAGGCCGGCAATGTACTGCTCGTTATAAAGCTTGGGGACTGCGTCCTGGTTCTGGGTTGGATTGCCCAGGCTGGAAATCCGACTGCCCTGGGCATCGTAATAGTCCTTGCCAATTGGCTTGAGCAACGCCCTGCGCAAGATGGCAAACCCCTGCTGTATCAGCATGGTCAGGCGGTCGAACACCGTCTCATGCGTCTCTGCCAGGAATTTGCCCTGATTACGCAGGTCGGTTGGCTGAACCGGGTCCATGATCCGAGAAATCGTGAGCGATGCCCCGGCCACACCAAGGAAACCGGCGGCGTAGGATGAGGTCAGCGTTCCCCCGTTCTGGGACCCAGCGCCGGACAGCGTGTATTGCGCGCCAGTCAGGGTTTCCGTCGTGCCATCCTGCTTGACCAGGACAGCCTCAATATCTGAGTCCTGAAGGAAACGATACGGGACAGGGAAGGCCGGGCCGCCGGATACGTATTCAACGACGCTATCAGTGGTCGAGACGGTCAATTTTCAATGCTCCAGAAAGCGAAAACCCCGCTCGGTGGCGGGGTTCTCTGTGGGGAATTTCGGTGTGGTTAGGTAAACTTCATCGGGTCCTCCTCATGGGCTGAGCATGGGGTGGAAACAAAAACCCCCGGCACGTTGCGAGCGTCCGGGGGTTTTGCTTTTGTGGGTGGTGGTGTTTTTTGGCGTTTCAAAGCAAGATCCGCTCAGCCTTCAATTCAAGGAGAGGGACATGACCAGAGAGATCAAGGTGCTGCTGGCATGCAACGTGTTGACCATGATCGTTGCTGTTGCAGCCTGCTACTTCGCATTCGATGCCAGGAAGGAAGCGAAAGATGCGTCGTACTCAGCTGATTGGGGTGCTAGTCGGGTGGCCGATGAGCTCAATGACCTGAAGAAAACCGTGGATCAGATCGCTGAAGACACCAAGCTCATTTCCTCCGAAGCCAGGACCAATGAACAGGTCCAAAGAATACTCCGAGGCTACTGATCACCTGGCTACTCCAAGCGGATCCTGATAGCTCTGCGAAGGCCGCACCAAGAACTCCTGGCCGTTCTGCTGCCTGATACGTTCCTCTGTCCTGCGCAGCGACCCCGGGTTCATTGCCTCCTGCACCGAGTACAGGAACAGGTGGTCTAGAGCGATCCGCGTATAGAACAGGTTCATGAATGGAGTGTTGTTTTGGGCTAGGCGCAGAGCTGATGCGGCCGTGTCGTCGCCCTCCTTTGCCCTGGCCCAGAGGTTGATCACATCGGCAGCAGTGCCAAGGGTTGGGCCGGCTGCTGATTCCAGCGCCGTATTGCCAAAGCGGTTGGCCTCGCCGAACAGGTAATCGCCGAAGATGCCCAGGCCACCGCCCTGCACCATGGCCGCCAGCCAGGTCTTGGGATCATCGGCCGGCCTCGGCTCGCGCCCCTTGGCTACGTCCTTGGAAGCCATGGACAGATAGCCAAAAGCAGTCGTCCACAGGATCAATTGCGCCAAGGCCAAGCGCTCACCATTCCCGTTGCGCAGAGCCTGCACCAGATCACGACCACCACGGAAGCTGTTTCCCAAAGCCGTGGGCGTATATCCCCTCCCGTACAGCTCGCGGCCCAGCGTCTTCTGCATATACGCCGCAGGGAAGCTCTTGAACTGGGTGACGAAGCGCAGCAGATCACCTGGAACGGTGCCTGGCTGAGTGCCCTGGTTCATGATCGAGCGGGTGCGCGCGTCAGGCTCCAGAACCGCGTAGGTAACGCGGTCGTTGACGTAGGCGCGCAGGCTGCGCTCCAGGTCCTGGCGGGTTTCGCGGATCGCGCCAGCAGATACCGGGCGGTTACGCTCTGCCAGATATTGGCCAATACGCTCGTCGCTGATGGCAGCAATGCCGTCTGGCGTCATGTAATCGCGGCCATCAGCCATGCGCATGTCCATCTCGCGCAGAAGATCCCACTTACCGGCGTCGAGATCGTAAAGGCCCAGGGCACGCTTGAAGTCACTATTGAGCGAGCCCCAGGCCTTGCCTTTGTTCTGTGCCAGGTTGTGCGCCATCATCAATCCGGCGCTTGCCTTGTTGGCGTCTGTCCACCAGGACAGTCCGTTGAGGCGGAAGAACTGACTCATGCCGCGGGACATCTTGCCTCCCACCGAGTCGTCGGCAGAGAAACGGCGCATGATCTCCCCGCGCATTGAGTCGGCGTAAACCCCGTAGGCGGACAGAATCTGGCGCTGTTCAGCGCTGCCCCTGCCCTTCAACAGGCCGGCCCCCATCTCTGCCAGGCTGCCCAGAAAGCTATTACCCTGGTACCGCATCTCGCTGGCGGCGACCGGCAAGTCGGTGAAGCTGGACAACAGTGCACCGCCAAGCTTGGACAGCGATTGCCAAGCCCGAACGTTGGCCGCCACGCGCGCTTGGGTGGCATTGCCAGGAATGCGGGTCTGCCCGCTGACTTCCTTGAAGCGGTTGTCGATCACGCCTCGGCGGGCGGTATTGAAGTTCGCCAGGGCGGCCGGATCACCACCGGCCCGTACATCTTCCTTGATAACGTCCATGGCCATACTCAGGTTGGCCTCTGGGTTGGTGCCCAGGCGGCGCATCAGGGCGGTGTTCTGCCCGGACAGATCGAGGCCGCGTAATACAGCCTCCCGCAGGTTGCCAGTGCCAAACAGTTGGTTGTACTCATGCCAGGCCACGCCATCCTTGAAGTGCAGCACCCTCTCCTGGCTCAGCTTCTTGGCCAGATTGGCCGGCCCCCGGAAGCCGTTAGGTTGCTGGCCGGTGGGTGACTTCAAGTGGTCGCCGGATACCAGGCCGTCATAGACACCCTTGAGGAAGACCATGGGATCACCGCCTTCACGGAACGTTGCCGGGTCCAGGCGCGGCAGGATCTCTTCTGCCCAGCGGTCGAAGCCAGCAGCACCGATCTTCTCGCTATCGTGGCTTTGCCGAGCGATGTAGCCAGGCAGCTTACCGATGCTTGCGCCCGCGCGGTTGGCATCGATGCGGGCTCCTTCCTGATACTTCTGGATGATCTGGGCTATCTCGACCACCTGCGGGTTCAGGTCTTTGGTGTCTTGGTCCTTGCCGATGCGCCATAGGGCGTCGGCGATATCCTGATCGGAGTCGCCCCGGGCAAGCACGGCTGTCAGGTCAGCACGATCAAGGTCAGCCAGCATGCCGCCGATGTAGGCATCCCCCAGGGCCTTCTGCTCGGCAGCGACTGATAGCCGGGAGCCCTGGCGTGCTAGGTTGGTACCGACCAGGAACGACTCGACGCCAAGGTCCGGACGGTCTGCGAACTGATCGCGGACGAAGGCAACAAGCCTGGCGCGGGCGCGCACATTGATCAGGGCATTGCGCCTTTCGATGATGGCGGCGTGCTCGGCCTGCCTGGCCAACTCATCAGCAGCACGAAGTGCAGCCTGCTCGCTGCCCAATGCGCCCTCACGCGCCAGGATCTCCTGGGTTCGTCCGCGCAGCAGCTGGAAAATTTCCTGAATCTCGCTCGACTCCATGTCGCCGGCGGCGGCGCGCACCGCATCGGCGCATGGGCTGATACCCGATGGAAGTGCCATCAACCTCTCCCCAGTTCACAGATGGCCGCGGCACGGTAGGCCTTGGCATATTGTTGGGCCTTTACGGCCTCGGCTTCTGCAGCGGCCATTTCGTCACGACCCAAGGCCTCGACCTGGACCCGTTGTTCCTCGGGCAACTGCTCGATCATCTCGCGGACCAGCGCTTCATCCTCAGCGAGGGCTGCGCTGGCTTCCTCCAGGTCGTCCGCAGCCTGCCCCTGCCCGTCCAAACGCCGACTTTCGGCCTGACCCTCGGGATCTACCCGCCTGGTCTGCGGGCGCTTTAGGTACTCCAGCGCGCTGGCGGCCTTGCCTGGCTCGTCCAGTTCGAACAGTTTGGCCACATCGATGTCGCGGCCGCTCATGGCCTGGGCCACGGCGGTGCGCAGGGCATTGTCACGAATGGTCCAATCAGCGCCCTCGGCGGTTTCCCGGGCGGTGCGGATGGCCGCGCCCAGCGGGCGCTGCCGGTAGCCCTGCATGATCTGCCGGGCTCTGGCCTGGATCTGGGGCTGCAAGCGCTCCGGCACCTGCCCGCGCTCGATCAAACCCAGGTCCCGGCGGTCCAGTTCACCGGCCCGATTGCGCTCCAGCATGGTGTCGATCTCGCTGGTGCGGGCTCGAATCTGGTCGCGCTCTGTGGCGATAGCGTCCCGAGCTGCCCGCTCGGCCTGCTTGCGGCTCATGCGTTGGCCCTGGAAAGCCTTGGCGCGATCACGGTAGGTCGCGTCGAGCGCCATATCCTGCGCCACCAGGCCAACGCGCTCGGCCTTCAGGTCGGCCACATTGCCAATGCGCTCACCGGTAAGTGATGGCCTGATTTCGTCCAGGGCCTGTTGTTCTGCCGAGCGATAAAGCGATGCCTGATCAGCCTCCAACTGCCGGGAAAGGCCAGTGCGCATCGCAAGATCCGGGTCTTCGTCGAACATCCGGCCCAAGTCGATACTGCGGCCAGCATCTGCAGGGCGCGCTGCTGCGCCAGCATTCAGCGATGTCTCGACCGCCGGTGTCTCGGTTGCGAGCCGCCGGCGCAGCGCGTCACTTACCGCACCACCAACTGAGTGCAGGCCGCCGCCAAGAAGACCGCCCAGGGCAATGTTGGCCAGTGAGTCGGACAGGCTGTATTCGGTCTGGTCCTGCTGGGCGGCCAAGAGCGGCAGCGGTTCAAGGATCGCGGCGCCCACCGAACCCTCCAGCGAACCCGCTCCGCCACGTACTGCAGCACGACCAAGCGGCGTGGTAGCGCCGGCCAGCAGCCGGGCGTAGCGCGCCTCACCCACCACCGGCACAAAGGCCGACGCGATGTTGAGAGGGTCAAGCAGTGAAGCTGCCAGGCTGCCGGCGATCTTGGTTGGCAGCGAACCACCATTGGCACGGGCCATGATCTGCTGTCGCGCCAGCTGCTCCTGGTGGCGCTGCATCAGGATGTCCAGCGCACCTTGGCGAATACCCTGGTCAGGGATCTTGATGTCTAGGCCTGCGCCCGCAACTTGATCTCGCGCCTGCTCAGCGCCGATCAGCGGGGTTTCAGGCTGAAGGCGGCCAGCGTTGGGCGCCAAGTACGATTCAGGGCCGGCAACCACTGCCCGTCCCAGTTCCTGCTGGTTCAGCTCTTCCAGGCGGAATGCTGATGTACTGGGGTTGGTGGAGAAAGCCTCGTCGAATGCGGCGCCGAACACATCACCGCTATCAGCTGGGACGTCCAGCAATGTGCGGCGGTCAAGAGCTGGAGCATCGCCTGCGTAGATAGTCAATTGTTGATCCCCAGGCCGCGTACTCGACCGATGCGAGATGCATCGCTTTCCTGGCGCTTCAGGCCTTCCGCCGTCAGTTCATCCCAGGTCCTGGTGATTGGCTTGCCATCCTTGCCCAATAGCCGGTACCCGTTGAGGGTGAGGCTCAGGCCGCTCTCATCATTGTTCGGCACCCACTGGCCGCCATCGACGACCGCCTCGCGCAGCTGCTCAAGGTTCACGTTCTCAGGAACACCGCGCAGACCCGGAAGCAAGGCCAAGTCATCCGCGCTGATGTTGGCCAGGGCCTGGTCTGCGCCGCGTTTCACCGCTGTGGTGTCCAGGCTCTTGGGCACGCGGTAGGTGTCGAAGAAGTCGTACTTGTCGTTCACCATGCCATTCACCACGCGCTCTGCCGCCTTCTCGGGCGCCATGCCCTGGCGCACATAGGCCAGCGCCGCCTTGTTGGCTGCCTCGTACATGGTGTTGAAGGTGTTGATGCCGCCCGCCTGGCCCTGCAGGGATTGAGCAAACGGGCTCATGGCGCTCTGCACCGCGGTCGCCACATTGCTGGCGACGCCTTTGCCCAGGCCCTTTTTTAGGTCCGCCTCGGTGACGTTGGCCACCGAGGCCATGCGTTCAGCCACATCCTTCGGTAGTCCGGTAGCTATCACCTGCGCCTCGGGCGGAAGTTTCTTCCCCAGCTGCTGGGCGATGAGGGGGAAGTTGGCGCCCCACTGCGCCTGCTGCTGTTCGATCAGCGTGGCGGCATTCTCGCCGCCGGCAACCTGGCTGTTGAAGCCGGCGGCGATCTGGTCGGCTGCTGCGTCCGGCAGGAGCTTCGGCGACTGAACCCCCAAGCGACGCTGCTCAGCGACTGTAGCGTCGGCATAGGCCTGGTATGCCTCCGGGGTTCCGGCCTGCTGTGCTGCGGCGAACGAATCCCGCACGGTCGGGCTATAGCGCGCAACGTACGCGGCAGGGTCATCCTGCTGCTGCTTCATTAAGCCGGTTGCGACCGTCGCCAGGCGGCGGTACAGCTGATCATCCTCGGCAAAACCAGCGCCAGCGCTTCCGTCTTGGGCCGGCTGGAACTTGGCCAGAATCTCTTGGCGCTCCTCCGGCGTGGCCGTTGCGAACTCGCGGATGGCCGGAGCCACGGCCTGAACCTTGGCGAACGACTCATAGGCCTGGCCACCCTTCTCGCCATAGGCTGCGTTGAAGTCCGCACGCGACGGTGGGTTGTCGAACTCAAACCCCTGCAGGTACGCCGCCTGGGCATCCTGAACACGGGATTGCAGTTCGACCCGGGCAATGGCCTGCAGCTGACGCGCCTCGACCTGGCGCTGCCGGGCTTCGGCCTCAAGGCGCCGAAATCCTTGATCGATGCCGTTGGTGGCGCGTATCTGATCTTCGGCAGTCATGCCGTCCTTGAACTGCTCGTACAAGCCGCGGGCCTTCTGCGGTGAATCAACCAGCGTGCGCTGAATGACCGCTTGCGACAGGCTGCTGTTCATCCGTTGGCGCTGGGCCTGCATTTCCTCGGGCGACCATCCGTTGCGGGCGCCGCGCAGCTGCAGTACTGCATCCATCTTTGCCCGGTTCTGGGCCACGGCCTCTGGGTCGTTGTAGTTGAGGGCCGCGCTGTCCATGGCCAGCTGAATTGACGACTTGTCTACATCGTCCTTGTACTGCTGCTGTTCGCCAAACTCGTAGCTGCCAAGCTTCGCCTCAAGACTCGATCGACGCTGCAGGCTCGACTGGCGGAACATTTGGCGCTGCTGCTCGTTGGCCAGAGTGTCGTATATGGCCTGCTGTTGCTTGTCGAAGTCGCCCAGGACGGTCTGGCTAATGTTCAGCGCCGCCGAACCCTTCTTGGTAAAAGCGCCGTTCTCCGGATTGAACAGGGCATTGTTCTGCCAAGTTCCCATCTGGTTGTCAGCATTGAGCAGGGCAGTCTGGTTGGCGTCCTGAACCTCACGCTGGTGCACAGCGTTCAAATCACCGGCGAGGCTGGAAAGGCCACGGGCCAAGCCAGAAGCGTCGACGGACGCCTGGGCTACACGCGGGGCGGCGACAACCTCAGGCGCCACTCGGCGCTGGTACTGTGGAATTCTTGCGGCCATGCTCAACCCCCGCTGTACATGTTGAAGGCCTGGCCGCCGCCGGTAAGCAGCGAACCGAAAGCGTTGAGGCGGCGGGTACGGAATTCAGCTTTGGCCTGCTTGATGCCCTCGTTACCCTGATCGACCAAGCCCATTGCCTGGTTGAACGCGTTGCGTCGCAACTGATCGGCGTCCTGGCGGGCAAGGTCGATGGTGCCCTGCTCGATCCGGCCTGCCGAGCCCTCGCCCGCCACCACGCCATTGGCCGCGAAGCCGGTGCGCTGGCTGGCTGCCGTCTGCCGGCCCTGCTCGTTCGCCATGTCGGCAGCGAAGTCGCCCTGGTTGATGGTGTCGCGCGCCTGGTCATTCAGATAGCGCTGCTGGCGATTGGCGGCCTTCACCGCTTCTTTGCCCTGCTGAATCTGGGAATACGCATTGAGTATCCCGCCGCCGGCTGCCGCTGCCGGACCTAGGGCTGGTGCTGCTGCGCCCATTACAATCCCCTCAATGTCATTGGATGGAACAGTTCGCCGTTGATCCCGTAGGGCACGGCGTCATGCATGTGGAAACCGAGCCAGCGCAGCCAGCGAAGGGCCTTCACATAGCGGGCGTCGGTGTAATTGATCAGCACCTTGTGGCGCTGGCGCATGGCGGCGACCTCGCGGTCGCATTCGATCAGGAAGGACCGGTGGTGCTTGTCGATCTCGGTCGTGCTGATGAGCCATGGCACACCGGTCTGATCGTCGAGCTTGATGTCGCCGAACATGGCGACCACCCGACCATTCACCACGTAGGCCAGGGGCCTAACGCTCCTTTCCACCGAATAGCGCAGCTCCTCCTCTACGGTCAGGCCACGGATGGCTTCGAACTCCAGCCGGTCGGCCATGCGAGCATTCGCCACCGTCATCGCGATCAGCCGGTCATCAACCGGCAGCATTTCAGCCACCCGACTGGACATTGGGCATGACCCCCAGAATTGTGAGCGGCAGCGGGTCGGACTGGCGGATGAACAGGCGCCCGTAGTTATCCCACTGGCACTGGATCTCCATTTCAGCCCGGCCGGTCAGGAGCTCGATCGGCTCGCCATAATCCTCGTCGGCGCGCTGCTTGAACTCGTCCAGGTGTTCGGCGTCCGGGCCAGCGAAGATGCCGCGGCTTTCCTGGCAGATCACCACCACCTGGTTGATGCGCTTCTTGCTGCCGAGGAAGGCCTGGTTGTTCTGCAGGGTGATATCCAGGGTTTCAAAATCTGCCGTGATCGGCAGGCCGATGTGCGCCACCAGGGTCGGGCTGTCCAGCGTAATAGCGCCGCCGGTGACTACCTGCTGCGGGATCACGTTGCCATCGCCAAGGATGCTCACGGTCTTGCCTTCGAGGTGACCGAGGCTGCTGACCACGGATGCCGCCAGGCCCCAGCGGGTCGCAGATACGCCGCGCAGCGATTCAGGCACCACAGACTGCGGCTCGACAGTGACAATCTTGGCAGAGACAAACCCGGTGATCTTGACGGTCAGCACGTCGCCAATAGCGTATTCACTCCCACCGCCGTACATGATCACGCTGCGATTGACCATGCCTGCGTCAAAGGTGTCGACGGAAACAGTCAGCGTCAGTGGATTCGGGTATTCCCAGTTCGTGCCACCGCTGAGAACGGCAGTGCCGGTGCGCCGGCCGTCATAGGTCAGCCCGCAATCCACGAAGAAGGCCCGGTCGAACCAGTAATCGCCGCTGCCGAACTTGGTTAGCTGCCTGGTGGCCATGCGCTCGATGTAGCGCTTGGTGACTCCGTTGATGGTGCGCTTGACGATCAGGTACAGCGCGTCCTCGTCGTTCTCCGGGACCGAGGCCACCGACTCGACCTGACCGTCGGTGTCGTGCCAGTGCCAGGCATAGACCTGCTGGTCTGGCAGGAAGGTGAAGCCCAGCAGCATCCCGTCGTTGCGGGCCATCCACAGGATACCGTTGGGCTGCAGGGTGAAGGCCATGTCTTGGATGATGAAGCCGCGCAGCAGATGCGACGACAACACGCTCACGTCCTGGGGCTGGAAGCCGTCCGAGACGTAGTTGTAGGCCAGCGTCGACAGCTTGCCGCCCCGGGCCTGGATGTACAGCGCCGTGTTGGCGTAGATCGCCGGCGGCACGTCGCTGGTGCCGAAATAGCTCTGCTCGATCGCCGAGACGTTGGCAGCCGTGACCCCGGAATCGGTCGAGCCGGTGATGGCGATCTCTGCACCAGAGGTCATGGCCAGGAGCTCACGCAGCGACACCAGGTGACGGATCTGGTTGACCTGGCGGCTGGCAATAACGAACTCGATGCCGTCGTCATCCTTGTTCGGGTCGGAGTAGCCGAAGTTGTGGAAGTCACCGGTACGCGACATCCAGACCGTTTGCGGGTTGGCCTTGCTGGCCGCAAACACCATGCGCTGCTGGTAGTAACCCACAACCGAAGGGTTGTTCCCATCGGCGAACGGGTTGTACGCGATTGGTACCGTGTTGTCGGTTTCGGGGGTGATATTGATGTCGGTGAAGGTTGTGCCGGCCGCCTGGCCAATGAAGCCAAACACGCCGGAGGACTTGTTCTTGTAGATGTTGTAGTGGTCAGCGCCAGCCGATGCCGTCCAGCTCAGGCTTGCTCCCGGCTTGTTGTCGAAGCTGCTCACGATGGCCGTGTTGCTGGCATTCGACTCAACTGAGCCCTCGGAAATGCTGCTTACGGCGGTCACCTTGTACTGATATTCAGTGACATCGCCTGAGCCGCCAGAGCGTGCTGAGGCGGTCAGCCCCGTGGGCGCGGCAATGCTCGGCTCGAAAACGATGGCCGTGAGTGTCCAGTTGGTCGGCCCAAGGCGGGCCAGCTCGCGCGGAGGGTGATCCGGGTGGACGATGGTCAGCACGTCGGCTGATTGGGTGAATTTCAGGGCTGCCAGCTGCGCCGCAGTGTACGGCGATGCGATTTCATAAGGCGTAGTACCGACCACAACTTGCCCGCCCATGCTGATGAAGCGGATATACAGGTCGCCGAACTCAAGGATGTAGGTCTGCTCGGTCGAGAACTGGAACGGGATCAGCCTGGATTTGGCTGCACTGTTTTTGGTTTCAACGATGAACCTGGTGCCGGAGCGGTTCTGTGCCCCGCCCTCGGGCAGCACCTGATAGTTGCGGCAGGTCTTGAGCGCTGTGTAATAGCGCCCCAGATCAACCCGGGCGTAGGTGGCCGGCGATACCTCGCCAGCGCTGAAGGACGGCTGGATAACTTCAGTCATGCCCCGCGCCCCGTGATAAAGGTGGATTCGCGCTGGTACTGGGTGGTGCCCTCGTTGAGCGCGGTGGCAGCGGCCTCCAGCACGGTGGCCTTGTACTGGGCGTAGCAGGCGCTGGCGATTCCGGCGTCCTTGGCCAGCGGCCCGGCGATCTCGCCGGCCAGATACCAGGCCAAGGCCGATACGAAGATCGGGTCGAACAGCTCAGGCGATGTGACCTTGAGCGTGTATTCCAGGGTTGCCGGCGACACGCTGGTGCTGATCAGGCGCTGGCTGGACCCATTAACCACGCGGAACGGGATGCGAGGCAGCTCTGGCATGTAGCACTCATAGCCGGCCGGGATAGCGCCCTGTGGCCAGCCTGGGTTGACGATTCGGCGCACGCGCATGCAGTCGTTCGGCACGGCGTAGGCGTACTGGAAATCTGGGTTCGGGTTGTCGGCCACCTCGGCCAGCTGGGCAAAAGCCGTGGCGAAGCCCCAGTCGCAATCGGCGCGCAGCACAAAGTCGCGGCTGCTCTCGTAGAACTGCTTGCAGATCCGGGCCGGCTGGCTGTTCTCTTCCAGGTCATCGATACGGGTACCGTTGCCGATGCGGAAGATCGCCATGTTGCAGATGTCGATTACCGAACTCATGAAAAGCTGACTCCATGAAAAAGGGCCCCGAAGGGCCCTTGGTGGGTGACAGGCTCAGGCGTCCGGGCCGTCGTCGTCATCGGCGTCGCTGCCGTCATCACCGGTGCCGCCGTCCTGGCTGCCGGTGCTGGTGGTGGTGGTGGTGGTTGAGGTGGTGTCCTCTGGCTTAATGTAAGGCTCGCCGCCGGCGTTCAGACGATCAGCCTCTGCCTGGGCCTCTTCCTTGCTGGAGCCGATGAAGTCACTGAACCACTCACCTTTGGCATCGATGACGCGCCAACGGGTTCCACCGTTGAACTTGGCGGCATAGCCCAAGGATTGCTTGGTCTGGCTGCCGGTGCTGGCGGTGGTTGAGGCCTGGGCTTTACCGGATGGCTTCCAGCCCTGGGGCTGCATCCATTTACCAAGGTGGGCTTCGCTCAGGATGTCGAACGGCTGGCCGCCAGCCTCAGGCGGGTCTTGGATCTTCCCGCCGTAATAGCCGCGTTCAAGTGCGATAACTTTCATGGTCGCTCCTTAAACGATGGTGAAGCCGCTGGCGTAGTAGGAGGTGTCCTGGACGTCTTTGACCAGGCCAGCCCAGAACGTGCCAGCGGTGAGTGGGCCCGTGCCAACGGTGTAGTTGACACGGAGGTAGCGGCGGACGCCGCGCGGGACTGCGACAGCAACCGGACGCTTGCCGGCAGCCATATCGGCCAGGGCCACAGCGCCAGAGTCGAACAGCGTGACCCAGGTGGCATTGTCGTCACTGGTCTGCAGCTGGAAGTTCACAGTGGCAGCGCCAGCAGCAGCGGCAGCAACCAGAACAGCGATGACCAAATACAGCGGCTCGCCGGCGCCGATGTCGCGTCGGGTGTTGCCATGGGTCAATGGGCCCAGGTCGAGAACGTCGGTCGATGCCGCCGTCGCGGTGACTGCCTGGCCAGTCTGCCCGCTGAACATGTTCAGCTTGTCGGTGATCATGGGGATTCTCCGGAATGGATTGGGCGGGTAAAGCGACGGTCAGATGACCGGCGCCTCGGAGTTGAGCAGCGCGTCGCAGGTACGGAACGGCACGCCGCGCAGGCTGGTGATGAACTCGCCGTCGTACTCTTGGATCTTGAGACGGACGTTGTTCTTGTTCATCGCCTGGATGTCCAGGCACTCGGCGATGGTGCGATTCATGTAGAACGCTGCGCGACCCATGCGCAGGTTCGGAATGCGGTGCACTGCACGCACCATCGCTTCGATCAGCTTCACGGTGCTGCCGTTGGTGTCGGCCACAAGATCGCTGATATCGATGTTGCAAATGCGAACGCAGTAGCGCCAGTCGCGCAGGGCAGCACCGGTTTCCCACTTGTAGTGGTCGCGGTAAGCGCGGAAGTACTTGCCGGTACCGTCGTCTACCAGCTCGACACCCATGTCGTTGTGGTCCAAGCCAGCCTTCGAGCCCTTCGGGAAGATCCCGTGCACGGTCTGATCACCCCAGACGACCAGCCACACCGAGGTGTTGTCGGAGCCAGAGCCGCCCATCTTGATGATGTTCTGGCCGTTCTTCGCGGTGCTGTCGCTGTAGCGAGGGGCCAGACCGAGAGGCTTGGCAGGCTCAAGCGCACTGTTGGAGTAGAACAAGGCGGTGGCCATGTCCTGGTTCATGCCTTCGATGAAGGCGGCGTTCTCGGACAGGCGGAAAGCCGCGGTGTTGCCGTTGAGGTCTGCCAACTTCTCGTCGACAACACCGAGGTTTTCCAGCAGCGCGCAGGTTTCATCAACCTGCACAGTGGTGGACTTGCCACGGGCGATACCGGCGTTCAGTGCGCGCCAGGTACCGGATGGCAGGCCGGTACGCATGGTGGTGCGGTGACCGGTCGCCAGGTTGCCCTCCAGCCACAGCATGTCGGTCAGGATTTCGTTGGTCTGGTTCAGCATCTCGATGATGCGCGCCGGCTTGCTGTCCGGGTCCTGACGCTTGGCCCAGTCAGCCAGCGTCAGCGCAGTGTTGGCGATAACGGCCATGGTTCACTCCTTACTTTTTACCGTAGAAGACTTCTTCGTTGGATTTACGGGTGTTGTTGCCGGAACCGCTATGCAGCTGGCCCTCGGCCAACTGCTGGCCGATCCGGTGGAAGAGCCGAACAACTTCGGGATGGGAGCCCAGGCCGGACTCCTTGAGCATGGTGCTCAGTTCGGGGGTGCCGAACTGAGCCAGGGCTTTCTGGGCAACGCCGACGTTGGCGTCGAAGTTGGCGCCGCCGAAGGCTGCGTCCTCGCGCAAGGACTTCTCCCAGCCGGTGACCAGGCCTTGGCGCTGTTCCAGGCCGGCTTGCTCGGCAGCCAGGGTGCGCTTGGCGTCGAAGGCAACCAGCTTGTCTGCCTGCTCCTGGGTCAGGCCCAGCTCCTTGAACAGCGGGCTTACCTCGGCCAGCTGCTGGTCGGACATGGCATAGCCTTCTGGCAGGTCCTTGAAGGTGTAGGCATCAGGCACAACGGGCTTCTGCCCCTGCTCGCCCTCGCCTTCCTTCTTCTCGCCGGCCTGCTGCTGCCCTTCCTGGGTTTGTTGGTTGGCATCACCGGCCTGCTGTTGCTGCTGGCCTTGGGCGCCCTGGTCGCCGCCAAGGATGTTGCTCTGTGGCTCGCCAGTGGCAGCAGCTACAGTGCCACCACCCTGGCCACCATCGGCGCCAGCTTCGTTCATGAGGAAGTGGCCGAGACGGCCGTGGATGAAGAGGTTCATGCGTTTGCCTCGTCGGGTTTGGTGGTGTTCTCCGCGACCATCACCTGGTACAGGTGCGGGCACAGGGTGTTGATGCGCTCCAGCAGACTCAGGCCGTGCTGGCGGCGACCTTCGTTGAAGGCCATCGGGATTGGTTTCGGGTCGTAGACCGGGTGGAACACGCGTGCAGCCTCGAGCTGTTTCCAGACCAAGCGCCGGCCGCGTGGGTCAGCCATCAGCCACTTGAAGTCCAGGGCTGCCTGCTCTTGTTCCAGGCGCTCGGCGTCCTCCCGCTTCTGCAGGATCTCGGCGTCTTCGAACATTTAGGCACCCAGCATCTGGCCCAGAACGTTGTCCGGGGTGACTTCGGTTTCGGACAGGAGCTTGGCCCCTTGGATGGCGGCTCCCATGGCCTGCTGGGCTTGCTGGGCCTGTTGCTGCTGTGCGCGCTGCTCGCGGATGGCTGCGACCTCGTCGGCGCCGCGGACAACAGTTGGCACCACGCCGATGGCATCTGCGTATTCCTCGATGAGCTGGTCGGAGTTGACCTTGTCCAGCACTTCGGGGAACGCGCCGGACAGGTTGCCTGCCAGGGTCGCGAATCGCTCCAGACCCAGCACGTTCTGGGACTTCTGCGCCTGAGCCAGGATCGACACGTACTCGGCCTGGATCTCGCTGTTCGCCTCGATCAGCTCCTGGGGTGGCGGTGGCAGGAGCGGGTCGCCATCGATGATGCCGGACCAGATCGGGATCGACTGGCGCAGCATGATGTTGAAGGTGCGGTCGATCAGCGGGTCAAGCAGCTCATCATTGATGCGCTCAAGCACTGGACCCAGCATCAGCATCTTCTCTTCCTTGCGGGCCGCGATCTCGGTGGCGGTGCGCACGGTGTCGAGCTGGCTGACCATCAAGAACAGGTCAACGAAGAACGCTTCGTTGATCCGGGCTTCATGCTCTTGGATCTTCGCCTGGATCGGCGACAGCCAGGCCGCATTGGGCTGGTAGATCGGCGCCATCTGGTTCTGGCCGCCCACCATTGGCACGTAGGTGACGCCGCCCGGGATGGTGCTGCTGGGCTGACCGCGCAGTTCGGCCGGGGCCTGTAGCGGCGGGTTAGCCCCGGTCTCGGTCATCCGGGCCGCCTGGCGCTCGTACAGCTGCAGCGCCTTCACATCGCCAAGACAGATGCGGCCAGGGCCAGTGCCGTAGGCATCGCCCGGCATCGACTCCCAGCGCACAGCCATGGCCGGGAACTCGTGATAGCCACGATCTTCCAGCACCTGGTCGCCGGGGGCGCCAGTCTCCCAGGTCAGCGCCGAGAACGGCAGGTTGCGGCTGCCAGCGCGGTCTGGGTTGGTGTTCATGTTCAGCTCGACGCGCTGCGCGCAGCTGATGAACTGGTCACCGTTGTTGTTCTCGTAGAGGGCCTTGGACGACGGACTCAGCGCTTTAACGCCGAACTCCTGCACCAACTGGTTCACGGTCCACTTGAATTCGCGGTAGATGGCCGCGGCTCGGCCGTCTGCGCCATTGGAGATGTAGTACTCGCCCCAGGTGAAAGCCTCGCAGCGGATCACTGTATCTGGATGCTCGTCCACCCAGATGCAGCCGGTGCCAAAAGTTGCCATCTCCTGGTAGCAGGTCGGCAGCACCTGATACAGGTTCGAGCGCAGGAAGACGTCGCGCATGCGCTGGGTGCACTCGTAGAACCACGATTTGACCGGGCCGAACTCCATGATGGCCCTGGCGACCGGAGCCAAGTTGAACCATGGCCGTGCGGGCGAGGTGATGCCGCTCATCATCCCAGACGCCGTGGTGCGACTGGCCATGGTGGCCCGGTTGTTGATGATCTTGTTGTTGCGGCGGTCACCACGGTTGGTGTCGTCGCACATAACCCGGGAGCGCATGGGCAGGATGAAGTCGGAGATCTCCTTGGCGTTGGTGTCCCAGGAGGAACGCTCGTTCTTCAGCGCTGACAGCCGCTTCTCGGCCAGCTTGCGTGGGCTGTCGGTGGCCATAGTTATTGCCCCAGCAAGGTCTTGGTAACGGTAGGTGCTGCTACGGCGTTTGCCCCACCCAAGATGGTCGAGGTGATGCCAGCAGCCTTGGCCCTGCGGCGCTTGTCAGCGGCGTTGCCTTCGGCATCTGCGGTGGATACGTCAGTACCTTTGACCTGGTCTGCCGTGGTGGTATCGGTCTTCGGCGTGCTGAAAGAGTCGCCGAGCACGGCATCGCTCAGCCCGAGCGTTGCAACGTTGGCCGCCTGTTTGATTGCTCCGCCCATGGGTGAAGTCCTCAGTTGAAAGGGTCGTAATCGGATTTATGGCTACCGTTGACGCCGCCATTTCCTTGGTATTGGGCCTTCATCACCGGCATGGTGAAGGTCAGGGCCAGCGCGTCACCGTCGTCCGGGCTGATGCCCAGGCGCTTCTTGATGTCCTTCTTCTTCTCCAGCGCGATCTGGTCCGAGGCGTTGTGGTCGTACTCCGGGCTGGTCAGCTCGGTTTCCAGCTCGGTATCGCTCTCGATCGCCAGCCCAGACTTGATGGCCTCGCGCATGCGCCACCAGATCCAGGTGCGCATGTTGGCGTAGTGCCGGTCCGGTGCCTGGCTGGCGAAGTTCACATCGATGATCATCACACCAGGCAGCAGGCGGCGGAGCTGGTCGGCCACGGGCCCACCAACACCGGTTGAGTCCACAAACACAGCGTCTGGCTTGCGCTCCACCACTTCGGTGCACACACGGGCGATGAACTTGGTGGTGTCCCGCGTCTCGCTGCCGGGGATCTTGATTGGCTTGATGCTCTTGGCATCCATGCCGCGCCGGAAGCGGATGACGTTGTTGTCCATGCCGCCGCGCGCAATGTCGATGCCACAGATCAGGGCATCGTCCATGCCGTACACGCCTTCGCGCCGCATGGCCTCGGCCACCCAGTCGGTTGGGATCAGCTGCAAGTCGGAAGCCCTCGGGAACATGCCGCGTACGCGGATACGGACGAAGTCGCTGTCTTCGCCGTAGTCGGCGATCCACTTGGCGATCTGCGTCTTGTTGGTGCCATCGACGGTGCGGCTGTCGACCTGGCGGTGCCGCCAGCGGTGCTTGAACTTCGTGAAGCACTCGCGGAAGCGGCCGCTGTTACGGGTTGGGTTGCCGAAGGCAGCCCAGATGATTTCGGTATCGGCGTCTGTCAGGGCGCCCTCTGCCACTTCCCACACCAGGTCGGCGATGGCCGATGCCTCGTCGAAGATCAGCAGGATGCGCTTGCCTTCGTTGTGCAGGCCGGCAAACGCCTCAGTGTTGGTGTCCGACCATGGCACTGCGTCGATACGCCAGTTCTTTTCGTGGCCTGGGTCGGTACTGATCAGCGCGGTACCGGTCAGCTTGAACCAGTGGCCAGTGATCGAAAGCCGGTTCCACTTGGCCACCTCGGGCCAGGTCTTGGTGCGCAGCTGGCTCTCGGTGTTGGCTGTGACCACGCCGCGTGTATCGATGGCGGTGTCCAGGGCCCACTTGATGATCCACGACACCAGTGCCGACTTGCCGATACCGTGGCCGCTGGCTACGGCCTCACGTATGACCTCACCCAGGTCCTTGGCGCCTGCCCTGACCTGCTGGCCGATGGAGTCAAGCACCTGGCACTGCCACTCTCGGGGGCCAGTCTTGTTGGCCAGCTCCGTGCCTTCCTCGCCCCAGGGGAACGCATACAGCACATAGCCCAGCGGATCATCGGCAAAGCTCAGGATGTCCTCAACGAGCTGCTGCTCGTAGTCAATCTCGGCCGGTGCGTTCACGGACGCGCGCCTTTGCCTTGGCCATCCGGTCTGCCAGGCCGGTGACGTTGACCTCGACCTGCTCCTTGAAGGCGTTCACGTTCACGTGCTTGCCCAGCAGCTCAAGGTTGCGGACCTTGTCGGGCCACTTGATCTTCTTGAGGATGCCGACCATGTCCCGGTCCTTGCCCTGGCCTTCGAACATCTCGGCCAAGTCGAAGCCCACCAGGTACTGGCGCCAGGCCTTGGGCCACTGCTTCAGCGGCTTGAGCGACAGGTCATCCTCCAGGATGTCCAGCAGGTCGAGCTGGTCGATCTCTACGAGCCGTTGCAGCACGTAGTCGGCGTCGACCTTCAAGCGCTTGTTGCGATCGCCCATGGCTTTCTCGATGGCCTGGGCAACCTCCGGAATCTGCATCAGCGCGTAAGCCTGGTCCTTGGCCCCCTTCTTCGCATACCCGGCCCTGATCGCCGCCTGGGTTGCGTTCAGGTCTTTCAGGTACTCGGCCACGAACCGATGGCGCTTAACGGTCATGGCCATGGGTGGATTACTCGCCGGTGGCGGCCGGGGCTGCAACCTCGCCGCTGGTGTTAGTTTCGCCGGCATTGCTGCTGGCGGTGTCGCTCGACTCAACAACGGCAGGCACCAGGCGCATCCACTCGATCTTGGGGAAGATGCCCACGGTGCTGCCAGCCTGGCCGTAGAGGGTCAGGCCCAGCGAATCGTTGGTGTGAGTGATGGCCTCGATGCGGTGCACCACACCATCGGCGGTTTTCACTTCGTACTGGCTCATTGAACTGCTCCAGGGCAGGCCGTGCGGACATAGTCCTGCAGGGCGCTCAGTTGGCGGATGGCGTCGTCACCGTCGTTGGCGATGGCGACAATTCGTTCAGCAGCCGCCGGGTCAAGTTCGGCTCGCGCTTCTGCATGACCCACGCCGGCGGCGGTGGCAGATCCTGCGGCGCAGCTGGTGGCGAGGACTGACAGCCGGCGCTTGCCAGCAGCGACATCAGCACGAAGGCCGGCATTGGTCTGGTTCGCACGTTCGCGCTCCTGAGTGTGTTGGGTGTCGAGATCGGCCAGCAGGCGGATGGTGTTGCGGCGGGACGCTGTTGCAGCCTCTAGCTCGGCGTTGCGCTGTGTTGCAGCATCGAGCGCAACAGACTGGGCTTCGATCTTCTGCCAACCGGCGTACATGACGACGCCGCAAGCCAGCAAGCCCGCGATCAAGTAGTTGGTCATCGAATCACCTCTTGTACCAAGTCAGCTCGAAGCAACGAGCCTCAGGCGGCACTTCCGCGATAGGCCAGCGCAGGCAGTCCATGTGCTTGCGTCCTGGCCGTGTCCGGCTCAGGCGCAGCGTCTGCACCAGGTAGGCAGACCCGGCAGCGGTGGTGATGAAGTCGCCGACAGCAATGCCATCGGCGCCATCGACGTACAGCTTGCAGGGCGTGTACGGCTGCTTCCTGCTCATTGCACGCTCATGCACTTGGCGTGGCGATCGAGCTGGCGCTGCCATACGCCCCAGCAACGCTTGTTGCCCGGGGTCGAGCAGTCATAGCCGGCGGCGAACTTGTACTTGAGCAGGTCGTTGCAGGCCTGGACGTAGTTGCCGGCCAGCAGGTCGCGGCGCGGAGAGCCTGCGCGCCAGGTGCCGATCCCGTACTGGCCGACAAAGTCCATGTACAGGTCGAACTCTTCCTGGTGCAGCTTCACGCCCGGCAGGCTGGCGGCGAACTCTTTCTCGGCCTGGCTGTTGAGGGCGCGGGCCAGGACCTCAGCGCGCTGTCGAGTGATGGTGTCGCCCATCTTCACCGGCCTGCCGTCTTCCCACCTGGTGGAGCCGTGGCCGATGGTTGGAACGTCGCCCTTCGTGGGGATGACGGCCACGTCGGTGAAGCCTTCGTTGGCCTTCCATGCGGCGAAGCCTGCAGCACTGAGGCTGAGCAGGTAGACCGCAATGCGCTTACGGGCGCTCAACTTCGACGCGCTCGCGGTAGTAGGCGATGCGGGCCGCGCTCTCGGCAGCCTCGCGAAGCTCTTGGGACTGGCGCAACGTAATATCTCGCTGCTCCTGCCGCCATCGGAACCATGTATTTACCAGGAAGCCCAGCGCCGCTATGACGACGCCGGCAACGCCGATCCAGTTAACCTGGGTGAGCCAGCCGGCCACCCCAGTGGTTGCACCGACGAGCATGCCCTTGTTCGCCACGGAGGCGCCGACTGCTTCTACGATGCCTTCCGGTGCGTTTGTGGGCATGTGCTTACTCCTTGCTGGGGCTTTCATGTGGCCTCCAGAAACACGAAACCCCGCTCGGTGGCGGGGTAAAATGCATGGCCAACAAAAAGCCCAGCGCGATGGCTGGGCTTGTCGGAAGCGGTAAAACCGCAATTTGATGGCTAAATTACATCAACCGTCCGGACGTTTCAAGCTGCAGCTGCAATTCGATCATCCAGAACGGCATCAACCCACACCTCGCCCGACTTCACCAGTGACTCGGCGCGAGTCTTCGAGATACCCATGGTGCGGCCGAGCGCGGCGTAGCTGATCCCCCAGCTGTAGTAGATCGCCAGGGCATCGCCCATCTCTTGGTTGCGCAGCATCAGCCTGGCCACGATCCCGTCCATGGTCATACATAGGTCTTCCGAGATAACCGCTCTAGGCGAAGACGATACCTGCTCAACGTTGTCACGCATCAGGGCGTACTGCGGAGACACGTACCGAGGAATACCGTCGCCGTAGCGCAGCCAGATGCCCCATTGGGTCAAAAGGTAGATTGTGTCTATCTGCTTCATCACGCCCCCTTGCGTAGTTCTGCGTATGAAGTTCAGCGAATTCGATCTTGCTGCTTGCGGCGCGACTCGATCTCCCGAGCCGCGATCAAGCACCATGTCGATGTCACGGCCAGAACGACCAGGACGACCTTTGCGGTATCAAGCCACGTCCAGTTCATGCTGCTGCCCTCCGTAGGTCTTTGAGTTTTTGCCTGTACAGGGCCTTGATGGCCTGCAGGTCTTCGATGGTCAGGCGCAGGGCCTTATGAGGGCCTTCCAGCCACTCGACCTGGTCGGCGCCAATGCGCCTCACCAGGCGGATCCGGTACTCGACGGCATTACCCGACAGGTTCCGGTTGCACTTCACGCACTGGCGGTGGACGTTCAGCGGCTCGAAGCGCAGTTCCGGGCAGGCGCCCACCGACCGGTAATGGCCAGCGTCCCAACGACTGCCGGTGATGAGGTCGTGGTCGCTCGGCAACGAGTCGCAGCTGATGCACGGCAGGCCAGCGTCTCGCTCGCGGATATAGGCGTTGAATGCGGTCTGCGCCTCGGCCATGTGCTCGCGGCGAGTCTTCAGCTTCTCCCGGCGCTCCTTCAGCTCTTCCCGGGCCTGGCGGGTGATGGCCTTGGCCGCCACGTTCTGCACCCTCGAATCCTTCGACATGGCCACTGCGCAAGCGATGCTGCAGGCCTTCTGCGTGGTTGTGCGCGGCGTGAACCGGTTTCCGCAACCTGGCGCCTTGCACTTCTTCGGTTTGATCTCCTTGGCAAGCATCAGTACCGCCCTCCCCACCGATCCGGCTCTGTCCAGCGCACACCATGCTCGGCGCCGAAGGCATGCATCACTTCGAACAGGTCGCTGAACCACTTCTGCGACTGCTTGCGGGTCGAGACGCCCAGGACGACGAAGCCGCCGTCGATACCCGGCACCGCGTCCTGCTTCTGCACCGCCGCGCTGAAGATGTGCTTCCAGTCCTCGTCGGTGAGCTTGCGGCCGTACCACTCCACTTGCTGGGAGACGTCGCGGAGCATTGCCCACATCTTCCGGTTACAGACGTCGGGGCGCTTCTCATCCTTGATGACCACTACCTTGGGCTTGGTCAGGTCGATGGCGTGCAGGGCGCCATACAGGCGATTTAGGTCCTGGGTGCTGCGGATGGCGAACTCAGTCATGGGCGCACCTTCAGGCCGTGGGCCTCGATCGCTTCGCAACAGCGGTGTACGGCCTGATTCCAGCCGGGAACGAGCAGCGTACCGGTAGCCGGCAGTTCCACCACCACTGCCTCGCGGGAGGCCTGCCAGGCCCACCATGCGATAGCGGTTTCGCGGTGAACGAACTCGCCATCCCGCAATTCGAAGCGGCTTTCCTGAACATTCATTCCTTCAGCGATGAGCAATCGTCGGTAAGCACGGATGAATTCTTCGCGCATCTTGTTGGTGTCCATCAGTGCGCCTCCTGCGTGAACAGCACGTCAAATCGCTCGTCCGGGTACGAAACGGCGTAGCCCAGCTTCTTGCCTGTGGCGGCCTCGTCCAGATCGCACAGGCACTCATCCTCATCCAGCGCCCGCCCGGAAAGGCTCACCAGATCGGAGGGCTGGCAGCCAAAGGAGCGAGCCAGTTCGTAAACGCTCGTGACCACGTCGCCGGAGCCGTCGAGTTTTTCGGTTTCAGCCCAGGTACACATCACACCCCCTCCCCAGCCGACTGCCCGGCGCGCTTGATGTTCAACTTGGCCAGCAGGTGTGCACGGGTCATGCTGCACCTCGCTGAGAAAGGCGGAACTGCTGACGATCTAGGAACCACTTGATGCCTCGCTCGCAGACGCTGGGAGCAGGAAGGGAGGCCATGCGCTCGGCATTTACAGGTGCATGGGTTTCGCGAAGGCACTGCTCCATGTCGGATCGATCAGCCATCCCAAGGAACAGCTCTTCCAGGATGTCGCCGATAGGCCGAACGTTATCCATGATGTCGCCCTTGGCGGCACGGCTGATCCGCAACCACATCACATAGTCGACGTGATCACGAACCAGGCAGTGGAGGTCATAGGGGCAGATCCCATTCGTCCAGCCGCCAGACCCACGAACAAGCATCCCGCAGTTCATCAAGCCCTCTCGGTCGGACTGGGGGCGCCCAACCAGGAACATGACTTCACGACCGGTACGCTCCATCACTGCGTCAGCCTTCTGGATTTCTTCCTCGGTTGGGTTCTTGCCTTTGACTTCGAGGTAGATGCCTACGTTAGGCAGCCAGAAATCAGGCAAGTAGTAGCCCTCATCGACTCGGACCAGGTCAGGCTCGTACAGGTAGAAGATCTCGGCGGCCTCAAGCACGCGAGCCCAAAGCAACTCGGTGTAGGAACGAAGGCGGTAGCCGTTGTGGTGGTAGATCGCTCTGCGCTCTCTCATCAGAAATTCACCTTCACGACGTCTTCTTGTTTGGCGCGACTGGCCAGCGGCATGAAACGGGACCGATCACCCTGGAAGGCGGTATGCACGCAGCCGATCTCACCGTCACGGTTTTTGCGGATCAAGATTTCCCCGATTCCCTTGTCTTGGGTATTCGGGTGGTACACCTCATCGCGGTACACGAACATCACGATGTCGGCGTCCTGCTCAATGGCGCCGGATTCGCGCAGGTCGCTAAGCACCGGACGCTTGTCAGGGCGGCTCTCGCATCCGCGATTGAGCTGGGAAAGGACGATCACCGGACAATCCAACTCACGCGCCAACAGCTTTATCTGACGCGACATAGCCGTTACATCCTCGGTTCGACCCTTGCCCTCGCCCTCAACCAGGCCCAGGTAATCAATGACGATCAGGCCCAGCCCGCCAAAGCGGTGCGCCTGGCGCCGACCAACAGCGCGAATTCGGGAAATTGTCATGACTGGAACGTCCGAAACGCAGATCGGCGCATCCCGCAGCCTGAGTGTTGCAGCGGCGAGTTCAGGACCATGGTCAGCAGCACACTCCCCGGTCTTCAGTGAAGGCAGAGGAATCCCGCCGACAGCCGCCAAAAGCCGGTCTGTGAGCTGGGTCTTGGTCATCTCCAAACTGACCACCAGAACTGGCTTCTTCTGGTTGATGGCTACGTCGGCGGCTACGTTCATGGCTAGAGTTGTCTTGCCCATGGCGGGCCGCCCGGCAACAACGATCATCTGGCCTGACTTCAAGCCCTGGGTGAACTTGTCCAGGTCTGGAATACCAGTTCCAAGCCCATCCATGACGACACCCTTCTGGAAGCGATCCAGGCGCTCCTGCAGCACCTCAACGTGCTCGGCCATGATGTCGCCGATCATTTGGCACTCGCCGTCGTTACCGGACGCATCCAGCCCAAGCACGATGGACTGGGCCAGGGAAATCTTGTCCTCGATACCAGCCTGCTCATGCGCCACTTCGTGGATGCGCTCCGCAGCAGCCGAAAGCTGACGGCAGATGGCGCGCTCACGGATGATCTGTGCGTAGTGCTTGGCGTTGGCCACGCTCGGAGTGTTTGCCTGTATCTCCCCGGCGTAGGCCAGCGTCCGGGTTCCACTGGGCAGTTCTGCGCGACGATCGCTAAGGGTAATCACGTCAACAGGGTTGCCGTCAGCGTGAAGCTCCAGAATCAGGCGGTACAGATCGGCGTTGTCATCCCATGCGAATGCATCGGCAGCCAGTTCATCGGAAATAACATCGATCAGGTGAGGCTGCCGGAGCATTGCTCCAAGCACGCCATGCTCGGCCTCAAGGCTGTGAAGTTCGATCATTGCGCAGCCTCCGAAATCTCGCGGAACACTGCGCGGCTGACCAAGGCCTCCAGTCGCGGCTGGACGTTCTGACCACGGAAGAACACCTGGTTGCGGTTGTTGACCTTCTGGAAGAAACCGAGCCAGAAACCCTGCCCGCTCTGGTGATCAGGCGACTCGTTCCATCGCTCGGCGATCATGCTGCGCAGAACCTTGTCGCTCTTCACGGTCACGGCTGGCAGGTTCGGGCAGACCTTGTGGTACAGGTCGATGATCTTGTCCACCGGAACACCGGCCTCGCTGGCACCGTTCGGGCTTCGCTTGAACGCACGGCCCAGCCAGTTGACCAGGAAGCGGCGCCAGTCCTTCTTCGGCTTGCTGCCGCTGGCCCAGGCTGCCGCACGCTTGATCTCCGCTTCCACGTCGATCGGTGCATAGGCCTCTGCCCACTTGGTAATCAGGGTGGCGTCCACTTCGAAATCTTCGCCAGTGAACACAACCAGCTTGGCTTCCGATGGAGCGGGTTCCGCCCCCTGGGGGGCAGTAATCTGTTCCGTAGGAACAGTTACTAGGGGTTTTTCTTTCGTATAAAGAAGGGAGTCGTCGGAAATTGGTAGTTTCGTTACGTTGTCGGAATTACCAATTTTGGTAGTTTCGACTGATTTTGGTTGAGTCGATTGCTCTTTTTTCGGCTCTTGGTACACCCACTCAGAAGGCGAGCAGATGCCGATTTCGCCACGGCTACCACCAACCCGGTACAGCACTCGACGGGCCAGCAGGCTGCTGATCGCACGCGAAACGTGCGCAGGCAGGATGTTGGTCATCTTGGCAACTTCGTCGGCAGTAATGCGGCGCTCCGTCAGGTTGTAGCCGATCACCAGGCGAGCAATCGCGTGCAGTGTCTTGAACTCAGCTGGCGACAGGTGAACCGCTGCCAGAGCGTCCATCAGCTGATTGTCCATCCGGGTAAACCCCCCGGTGTTGCGTAGTGGGACGATGTTTGTCATGATTGCTCTCACTCAGCGTTATCGAATCAGCCGACCTTGCCCGTCGGCTTTTTTGTGCCCGGCCACCGGGCTTACTCTCGTCTGAAGAAGGCTTGAACCTTCCCCGTCATCGTTCTTGGCCTGGTCCTATCTGTGATCGTCTGCTGGATCGCCTTCTTGGCCAGCTGCTCCAGGGTCACCCCCCGAAACTCCGCAATGCCCTGGAAGACCTTCAGCTCTTCCTCGTCCAGCAACTCACCAAGAACCATTCCGCTGTCTTGTTCCGACATGTGCCCTCCGGTCCCTACGCGGTCCTTGCGGTATCGCTTCAGGCTGCGTTGGTGTCGCGCTTAAAATCAGCAACAGATTGGTGAAGCCAGGACTTCAGGATTTCCCGGGCCAGAACAGCCTTCGGCGTACGGTGAATCCGGGCAGCGCTCTGCAGCCATTCGTCGTACTCGTCATCCAGCAGAACCTTGGTCTGGTTGACGTGTTTGTGGTTGGGGCGTGTCAGGTCGCTCATTGCGGGTACTGCTCCTAATGGATGATTTGGGTTAGGCGGCTGTTTTTCGGGCAGGTATTTGGCGCACTTCGCTCGCCTCGATCCGGCCATCGGAGTGAATGGAAATACGGATGTCGCGCTTCGCACGAAGCATCTGGGACACGGCGCTTTGCTGAATCCCCAATGCCTTGGCGAGATCGCTTTGGGTGCCATGTCCGGCAAGGTATTCCTCAAGGGATACGGTCTTCATCGGGGTTTCCTCTATGGGTCTCGCAAAGATATTAGCACTGCTGTTTCTTGATTTTCAAGGAAAGAACAGCACTGCTGTTTGCTATAAAATCAGCTCTGCTACTAAATCTCAGGTATGACCAAACCAATCAGAACACCGCTCTCTCCTGAGCAGCTTGAAGATGCTCGACGACTTCGCGAGATCTACCAGGCCCGCGTCAGAGAATCGAGGGATGATCCCTCCAAGCCGAAGCTCACCCAGACGGAGGTCGGGGAGCGATGCGAGTGGAAATCTCCACAGAGCACTGTCAGCCAGTACATGAATGGAAAGGTAGCGCTTAACCTTGAGGCGCTGCTCAAGCTGTCAAAGGCGCTCGAGTTCAAAATAGAGGACGTAAGCCCTTCTCTGGCTGAGAGCCTCAAGGATGCTCCTGTCGGACATCATGCGAGCGACGCGCCAGAGAGTATCGTTGCTGATGCGCTTAGCAGAAGAACGGCTTGGTATATCGAATCAGGGAAGGATGCCGCGTTCTTTGAGTCAATACTCAACGATGTGCCCTTGACCCTCCGAATACGACACATCTTGGAGGGTATTGGCAAGCTTGTCCCGAACGATCTTGACGAGCTCTCTAAGGCGGCAGTCGGCGTCAATAACCATGCCACAGAAATCTTGCTTTTGCTGGACTCTCTTCTTGAGGCTGCAGCTCATGACGCCCTAGACTTAGATGACATTACGACCATGGCCGAGCTGGTGAATAAGCGCAGGAACGAGAAGGTTCATGGAGTAAATCTGGAGCGCAAGGAAACGTGAGATGACCCCAGCGGAGAAGAAGGTTTACGAGGCGCATGAAAAGCATGCCTGGACGCTGGCGTTTCTGGTTTTCGGCGCCCTCGCGGTTGTTGTCTGGTGGCTTGATGGGTGGCTCCATCGCCAGCATGGAGGCTGGGCAGAGTTTGCCTATTTTGCCCTCTATGTGGCGTCGTTCTTTGCGATTTTCGGACTTTCAGCCGTTAAGGATTGGTTTCTGGATCGGCTCACCAATCAAGGTAAGGAACCTAGTGAAGGAAATTGAGCGCGGAAATGGTGAACGCCTCAGCAAAGATTTTCTGTTTTTAGAAGACGGCAGCTTCTCCCCATCATGATAACCCTAGGCCAGTAGGCCTACACACCGTATACGGAGCCCGCCTAGCGCGGGCTTTTTTGTGGGCGCGAGAAAAAATTATCAGCAGTGCTGTTGACCAATCAATAACAGCAGTGCTAATTTTAAATCACAGCCGGCGCACACCACCCGGCCGGCAGCGAAAGCAGCACCGCTCTTTCACATTGATGGGAACCTCGCGGATCGATCCCGGCAACGGTACAGCGCGAGCAATAAATTCGATCCCCATGCCAGCTCTGGAACTGGCCAGCTCGAAATCAGGCGGAACGTCAGCACGGCAGGAACACAGGCCGGGCCACGGAAAGCGGATGGAGGGTTGAGCTGCAACGCTCCCTGTCAGGTAGCCCTCAGAACGGGCTGATGTACTGGCACAGCGGGCCACGCCGGGGAACCGGTGGAGGCTGCAGCAAGTAAGGAATCGCCCAGGCCACCGTGGCGCGTAACGGGGCCCAGTACACCCGATTTCACTGGCTGGCCTTGGCGACAGGGCCAGACGGGAAATCAACCGCCCTGGAGGGCGACATGGACACCGTACAGGTCAACATCAAGCCTGATACCCCCGAGCTGAAAATGCTGTGTGATGCCTCGGCCAAGGCTAAAGGCAACGAGATTTTGGAGATGGCACTCACCCACTTCGTTAGCCGGTTGGTAGTCGAGACCCTGGCAGACGCGCGGTTTCGCGAAAGCCTTTTGGAAGGCGCTGCAGAGAGGAAGTCAAGGGCGAAGCGGGAGCGCATCCAACAGCTCCGCGCTGAACTCGCAAAGCTGGAAGCCGAGTAACCCCAATCAACCGCACATGGAGGGAAAGACAATGGCCTGGATACTCAACAGCGCCAACAAGCCGATAGAGGCCGCAATTGGCAGTCCTGAGCAGGTCGCCACCAAGGGTGATTGGTTCCTCACCTATGAGCTGGCACTGCAAGCCCAACGCCAGCGCTGCAAGCACGAAACGAAGCTTGGCCACAGCGGCACGGGTCGGGTGTTCTGCGCTGACTGTCGCAAGCCGTTCAACTGAACAACCAGCGCCCCGTCCGCCTGACGTTAACTGCCCGATGCCCTGCTCCCCATCGCAGGGTGAATCGGAAAGCGCATGGAATCGTCCGGATCAAATGTCGTTACCGGCCATGCGCTTCCCGATGCATCCCGCATCCAAACTGGAGTACCACATGCTCCTCCTCATCCTGATCGGCGCATCGCTCAACCACATGAGGCCAGAACCTCATCCTGAAAGCGGCCTGCCAACCGATCCACTGCGCAGTCATCGAGAGCGCTGGCGAACATCCATCGGGGCACAGACCGTTCTGGAGGCTGTGTCCCGCCAAGAACTCTCGACTCTGATAAGGCATTGAGCCTATGGAAGAAAGCCCGGGGAATCCTCGGGCTTTCGCTCGAAATACCCCTTCCCTTCACTTCGACCGCATTAGGCAGGCGCCAGGCCACCTTTCACGGTGGGTTTGGTCGCCCGCGCTTGACGCCTGGCCAATGCGGTTGGCTACCGAGGTTCACACGATGAACAAGCACACTCCAGGGCCGTGGAGCTACTGGTCCGGTTACAACGCTGTCGACAAGCTCGAAGCCCAGGTAACAGCAGAGGGCGGCGACATCGTGATCGCCTCCTACAACAGCCTGATTGAACAAGGCGAGGCAAATGCCTGCTTGATGGCTGCGGCGCCTGACATGTTCGCCGCGCTGGTCTCACTGACAGAGAACGCACAGCAACGCGTTTTCGAAGACTGGCTTCAGCGTGTCAGCCCAAGCGGCGATGTTGACTCTGTTCAAGCTCAGTGGCTCGACAGCGCCGATTATCTCGAATTCACAGAGGCATGGGCTGAGCAGCTGGACGCCATCGACAAGGCCCGGGTGAAGCCATGAGCGGCTGGATCAAGTGCAGCGACAGGCTGCCGGAGGTTGGGACCAGGGTTCTTGCTTGGAACGAACAATACGGTGCCCGTGAGTCGCTTTACCGCGAATACGGCAAGGGCTCGATTGCTCACTCCCTAGGATATCCGCCGTACTTCTCGTGGGAAGAGCCGCAAAGCAGTTGGGCTTCAAGCTGGAAACCGACCCACTGGCAGCCCCTCCCTTCTCCACCCACCGAGTAACCCACCACCTGGAGGCGACCATGGCTCGCGAGCATGAGCTTTACGCAGACAGCGCCCAGGCGCGCGAGGTAGATCGCCAGTACCAGCTCTTTGGCGACCCGTCATGGGTTGACCATCTGACCTCGGAGCAGGCCCGGGCGAACAACGAGGCTTGGAACACGATGATCCGCGAGCGCGATGAACGCCAGCGTGCAGACAGCCGCCGAGTGATCGTCTCGGCTCTCGACAAGATGGAAGCCATGTGCGGCTCAGGCGCCGTCCGGAGGACAGCATGAACAAGGGTACCCGTCAGGCGGTGGTAGACATCATCGACTCCCGCTTCACAGCGATCTGCGCGAACTTCAACGAGATCCTGCGCGGCGAGCTGGTCATGGCCATAGACCTGGCCGGACTCACTGGAGCCATCGACCTGGCCGAGCAGCGCAGCTACACAGAGCGCTTGAACCGCATCATCGAGCGCGAACATGAGCGATGGATGGAAACCAACGGGAGAGTGGCATGAGCACAGCACCTGTGAAGTCCTTGATCGATGAGCAGCTGGAGCAGATTGAGCGCACGCTGGCGGTAATCAGCTTCGGCATCCCATTCAACGAGGCCGTCGGCCTGCCGCGGGAAACGCCGGTGGCAAGCCTAAAGCGCAGTCTCGGCGTGACAATGAAGGGGCGGCGCATCGCCGTCCGCGTGCGGCCATGACCGGCTACCAGCGCGCACGCCGATTCGCCATGTGGCGCGGCAGCTTCATCACCCTCTCCCTGTGCACCGCCTGGATGCTCGCTAGCGCTTACGCAGGCTGCATCACCTCCTGAGGTAACCATGAACACAACGCCCCGCCTGGCCGCCCAGCTCGACTGGATGACGGTCGGAGCGTTCTCGCCTGAGCGGTTCCAGGGCGAAGAGCGCAAAGAGTACGAAGAAGAGGCCGCTCGCATAGAGCGGCAGTGGGACAACCAACCTAGCTGAGGTGCCGCATGGCAACCGTAACCCTGATCCTCGGCAAGTCCGGGGCCGGCAAGAGCGCGTCGTTGCGCAACTTCAAGCCTGATGATGTGGCTTTGGTCCAGGTCATCAAAAAGCCGCTTCCCTTCCCCGGCTCTAAAGCGTGGAAGTCCTATGTCACCGACAACTGGGTCAAGGTCATCGGTGCCTGCCGCCAGACCAAGCGCAAGGTGATCGTGATCGACGACTTCCAGTACATCCTGGCCAACGAGTTCATGCGCCGGAGCGAGGAGAAAGGGTTCGACAAGTTCACCGAGATCGGCCGGCACACCTGGAACATCTTCGAGGCACTGCTCGGTCTGCCCGATGACGTTCGCGTCTACATCCTCAGCCACACCGAGGAGACGGACGCCGGCCAGATCAAGATGAAGACCATCGGCAAGATGCTGGACGAGAAGATCACCTTGGAGGGCATGGTCACCATCGTCCTTCGATCGGTTGTCAGCGACGGCCAGCACCTGTTCAGCACCCGAAACAACGGGTCGGACACCACCAAGGCCCCAATGGGCATGTTCAACGAGGCGATGATCGATAACGACCTCGCCTTGGTCGATGCCGCGATCTGCGAGTACTACGACCTCACCAACACAACTCAGGCCGCATAGGAGCCTTCTGAATGTTCAATCTGGACGCAAATGCCGCGCGATCCGCGGACAACAAGTCAGCATTCATCGACGAGGCAGGCAAGTTTATTGGCGAGTTCCTGCGCGCCGAATACATGGAGAAGCAGGACACAGGTTCTACCGGTATCGGCTTCACCTTCAAGAGCCGCGACGGGGCTGAGGCGACCTTCTACCTCAACCTGACCTACCAGCACGGCACCCGAAACGAGGGCGGCTACGCCATGATGAACGCCATCATGGCCTGCCTGCAGCTGCGCACAGTCGGAGCGCCACAGCCAACCCAGTTCGAGAAGTGGAACAACGACACCAAGCAGCGTGAGCAGGTAACCGCCCCTGGCTTCCCCGAGCTTCTGAAGAAGCCAATCGGCCTGCTCATCCAGATGGAGATCGAGAAGAGCAGCCAGACCGGCATGCCGAGACCGATCATTTACGCGCCATTCAGCGCCGAATCGGAAAAGACGGCATCCGAGATCCTCGACCCGCGTTGCACTACCCCAGCGAAGCTGGAAAAGATGGTCCAGCAGTTGATGAAGAAGCCAGTGCATGACCGTCGACCGAAGTCAGCGCAGGTATCCAGCGGATACGCCCAGCAAGACAACTACGACTACGGCGCACCGCCTGACTTCTCAGACGAAATCCCGTTCTGATTGCTCATGAGCAGCAGTCCAGCCCGCTGCTGCCACCCCTTCCTCTTCCATGATGGACCTCATATGACCGCCTACATTTTCGACTCTGAAACCACCGGCCTGAACGGCCCTGAATTGGTTGAAGCAGCGTGGCTGCAACTCGGCGCCGGCCTGGCCGTAACCGGCGAATTTTTGCAGCGCTACAAGCCGTCCAAGCCAATCGAGCTGGGCGCCCTGGCAACCAGTCACATCCTGGACGAAGAGCTTGTCGACTGCCCGCCGCATGATTCCTTCAAGCTGCCCGAGGACGCCACCTACCTAATCGGTCACAACGTGGATTACGACTGGAGTGTGATCGGCAAGCCGGATATCAAGCGCATCTGCACCAAGGCCCTAAGCTCAATGCTTTGGCCGGATGCTGACTCGCACACACAGTCAGCGATGATCTACCTGCACTACCGGGCGGAAGCGCCCGAACTGCTGCGAAACGCCCACGCCGCGCTGGACGACGTGAAGAACTGTCGTCGCCTCCTGGCTGCAATTTTCACCTCACTGAAGGCGCAGCTGGGGCGACCGGTGGCCAGCTGGGAAGAACTCTGGGAAATCTCCGAAGACGCTCGCATCCCGAAGGTCATCCGCTTCGGCAAGCATGCCGGCTCGAAGATCGAAGACATCCCGCGCGACTACAAGCGCTGGCTGCTCGGCCAGGCCGACATCGACCCGTACCTGCGGAAAGCCCTGGAGAAGTAAGCCATGAGCGATTGCGGCGAGCATCCCAGCGTCTACTACCTTGGCCGGGAATGCCGCCGCAACGGTGGCGGCAAGATGGCCAACCCTTTCGCCTCTCACACGTTCCACGGCTCCTGGTTCCTGGCCGGCTGGAACGACATGGATTTAGAGATTGAACAGAAAAATCCGAAGCGCGCTGCAAAGAACAAGGCGGCGTGAGCAGTTCAACCTACCGCCCAGCGGATTGAAGGAGGTGCCGTATGGCGATGGACCAAGCAGAGCGCGACAAGCGCCGGCGCGAGAAGGCCGAGCGCCTGCAGGAAGAAGACCTGCGCTTGAAGGTTCGACCAGGGACTAAACAGGCCCTGCTGGAGCTGATGGAGTGGGCCGGGATCGAGGAACAGGGCGAGGCGATGACGCTGATGATTCATCACCTGCATGGGCTGGGCCCGGGCGGCGCGCTGCCGCTGCTGACGCCTCCGCGCCACGAAATCACGGTATCACCGGCTGTGGCGCGAAAACTTGAATTGGCCTACCAGCGAGAGTCACTCAAACTGACTCAAGACGGCTGACCGACTTCCTTGGTCTTGAGCCAGAAACGATCACCGCTACGGCTGTATTCCCTGCTCCATTCATCTTCGCAAACTCGGCATTTGAGCCGTAACTTTTCACCGATTGCATCGCGCCCAGCTAGCACCTCAAAGCTTCCAAGATCATCGCTAGAGTCATAGGACTCCATTGATTTTCCACAGCAGCTGTTTGGAAAGGCCATTTTCACTCCTTGTGTCCGGCCCCATGCCGGTCACCCGTAATACCCCATCCAAAACCAAATTGCCACCATGCCGCCACCAGCACGGAGGGCGGCGCATGCATGGAGAAAGCCATGACCCAGTTCTACCTGCAGGACAGTCGCACCGATGTTGGTGATGGTCTGATGTTCTGGGCCTTGGGCGGCGGTTACACCACCAGCCTCGACAAGGCCGAACTGTTCACCCAAGAGCAGGCCTGTAGCCACCGCGACACCGACATTCCATGGCCGAAGGACTACGTTGATGCCCGCGCGCATCTTGGCGTCGATCATCAGTACATCAGCCTGGACGAAGCTCGCGACCAACTGAACCCGGGATGCACCGTTGTCCTGCAGATCCCAGGTCACTGGAACGGCAATGACATCGCCTTGGCACACTGGCCTATTGGCCATACCTACCGATTCGAGAAGGCCCACCGCCTGACTCTTGAGGCCGCTCAGGCGATCGGCAACACACCAGATGAGGCAGTGATCTGGCCGGTGGCTTACCTCGAAGCCAAGGCCCGGCGCCTGGTGCACAAGCGGGACGTTGATATCAAAGAGGCCCTGATGGGCACCGGCATTTTGCTGCCCAAGGCAAAGCGACGGCAGTCAGCAAGCATTCAGAACTGCGGCGGCTGTGGCCGATTCGTGCCTTCGCCCAGCTACGAAGATTGCCGCCACTGCGATCACGATAACCGCCCGTAACACCAAGCGCTGCCCGCCAGCGCCTTCCCCTATTCAACGATAACGACTCACGCCAACCGGCGAGGACCGCCCATGTCTGCGTTTCAGAAAAAGAACCCACTCGACTTCAAAACCCAGTACGGCCTTGGCTTCGATCCTCAAGACGATGAGATCGTTGTCGACTTCTTCTGCGGTGGCGGCGGCGCCGGTACCGGACTGGAAATGGGCCTCGGCCGTCCCGTGACCGTGGCCAAGAACCACAGCCCAGCGGCCATCAGCATGCACACCGCCAACCACCCGGCGGCGCGCCACTTCACCACCGATGTGTTCGACGGTGACCCTGATGAGGAATGCCAGGGCCGCGCCGTGGGCTGGTTCCACATGAGCCCGGATTGCACCCACCACAGCCAGGCCGCCGGTGGGCAGCCACGCAAGCGCGAAATCCGCAACCTGTCGTGGATCGGCCTCAAGTGGGGCGGCAAGAAGAAGCCCCGTGTGATCAGCCTAGAGAACGTGAAGCAGATCCTGCAGTGGGGCCCGCTTATCGCCAAGCGCGACAAGGTCACCGGGCGGGTGATGAAGCTGGACGGCACCGTGGCTGCCATCGGCGAGCGCGTGCCGGTGCAACAGCAGTTCCTGGTGCCCGACCCGAAACGCCGCGGCATCACCTGGCGCCGGTTCGTGCACCTGCTTGAAGGCATGGGCTACCAGGTGGAATGGCGGATCATCAAGGCCTGCGACTTCGGCGCCCCAACCAGCCGGGAACGCCTGTTCATGATCGCCCGCTGCGACGGCCAGCCGATCGTGTGGCCAGAGCCGACCCACGCCAAGAACCCAGCCAAGGGCCAGCAGAAGTGGCGCACAGCCGCCGACTGCATCGACTGGAGCGTGCCGAGCAAGAGCATCTTCGGCCGCAAGAAAGACCTGGCAGCCGCCACGCTGCGCCGGGTGGCCAAGGGCATGAAGAAGTTTGTGCTGGACAACCCGCAGCCATTTATCGTGCCGATCGCGAACTGGTCAGGGGAGCTGGCCCAATCTGCCAACGAACCTCTCCGCACAGTTACCTCATGGCCACGCGGCGGATCCTTCGCCGTAGCCAGCCCTACCCTGGTGCAGACAGGATACGGCGAGCGGACCGGCCAACAGCCACGCGTACCTGGCCTGGATCAGCCACTTGGCACCGTCGTAGCCGGCGGCGTGAAACATGCTCTGTCGAGCGCGGTGATTCTGCCAGCAACCCACCAGGGCGCTGTGCGGGTGAATGACCCAGGTGAGCCCATGCCCACGGTAACAGCCGCCAACCGTGGGGAGTTGATGATGGCCAGCCCTGTGATGATCGGGGCAGGTGGGCCGGTGTACGCCGGAAAGCCCGCGCCAGCTGATCAACCCATGGGCACGTTGATGACGCAGAACCACCGAGCCCTGGTCACCGCCTTCATTGAGCAGGCCAATGGCGGTTTCAACGCCACGCCAGCCCGAAGCATGGATGACCCCATGAGCACCGTCACCAACACCGGAAGCCAGCAGCGCCTGGCCACCGCCTCGCTGGTACACCTGCGCGGCAACTGCGATGCGCGGGATGTCGATGAGCCGCTGCATACCGTTAGCGCAGGAGGTACGCACCACGGCCTTGTCGAGTACAAGCTGTCGCCAGAGCACGAGGAAGGTGCCCTGCGTGTCGCCGCGTTCATGATCAGCTACTACGGCACCGAGAACATCAGCGCCTGCGACGTACCGGCGCCGACAGTGACCACCAAGGACCGCCTGGGCCTGGTCACCGTATTCGTGAAGGGAGCACCCTATGTGATCGTCGATATCTGCCTGCGCATGCTGCAGCCGCACGAGCTCTACCGCGCCCAAGGCTTCCCGGCCAGCTACATCATCGACAAGGGTGCCGACGGCAAGCCGTTCACCAAGACCGAGCAGGTGCACATGTGTGGCAACAGCGTCAGCCCGCCGCCGATGGCTGCTCTCGCAAGAGCAAACGACCCATGGAAGTCCAGCCAGCACCAGGCAGCCGCTGCGTGAGTTAGAAAAAACTCAGTCGCCTCGATAAGCCTGACCACAAGTTCAACCCTTTCAATAAATCTCAGCATGAGGCCTCCAGTTAAGTTCTCGTCTCATGCTATCCACACTGACCAGCTTGTCTTGCAGCGCCAGCAGGTGCTCTGGTCTACGAGGTGTCCCCATGCCCACAGAAAACCGATCCAGCAACACCGACCCACGCGATGTGTTCATCAGGCTCAACCCGCTCGGACTGGGCGAGGCGGAGCTGCGCAAGGACAGCACCGGCTTCGAAGACCCGCGCACCCACAGCGACTACCTGCTGTTCCTGGCGGGCTACCGCGAAACGCATCCAGAGCCCCTGCAGCACACCGAGCAGCACCAGGGTGAGCCGGTGGCATGGCAGGTCCGCAGCAAGACCAACCGCCCGGAATCCCAATGGACGCCTTGGAAAGAATGCTGCGAGATGACTCGCGCCATGCATTCGCATGAGGTTGGCCGGTTCAACCAATTCGGGATCATGCGCGAGATGCGCCCGCTCTACAGCCACGCCGATCCTGGCGAGGTTGAGCGGCTGACAGAACAGCTTGAGGTCGCCAACCAAACAATCGCATACGCTGCACGGCAGGCAGAGGAAAAGCAAAAGGTCACCGACGCCCTGATGGCCGACGCCAAGCAATTCAGGGGTGAGCGCGACACCCTGCGCGCCCAGCTGGCCGAGCGGGATGCGCTGCTGGTTGATATTCGCCTTAGCGGTATGGACGACGAAAGATGCGCACGGGTCGACTTGCTCTTATCTTCTGGCGCTTATGCAAATGCGATCAACAAACATCCACTCTTAAGGACAAGCTCGGATAACGCTGCAATCGAAGTCTTCCTATCCGCCAGCGCAGAGCCGAGCGTGCCGCTCGCTTGGCATGTAGGCGGCAATGGCTATGACCGGATCTGCTTCGAGAAGCCAGCCGATCTACCTGGTAGCCCGTGCACCCAGGCCATTCACGACCAGCGCCAGCTGATCGACCTGCTCAAGCGGTACGACCTGCGCAACGAAGAAGCGGGAGCGCCGGTTGAACTCGACCAGCTAACCGACCTCGCCACCTGGAAGCGCCGCGCCATAGAGGCCGAGTCGAAGTTGCGCACCTATGACCCGCAGGTCGTTGAGCTCGGTGAGCGAGCCATGCAGGCGCTGCTGGCTGATCCCAAGCCAAGCGAACTGGTGCTGACCAAGTGCCGTCTGTGCGACCAGCTGCAAGCCGACCTGACGGCGCGGGATCAGCGCATCGACCAGTTCGAACAAGTAATGCAGAAGGTGGCAACACTGCGCGGGACGCTGGAGCAGCACGGGTTGCTCGAGGAAGTTGAGGCACTGCTGTGGCCAGACCTGCATAGCCGGCCGGAAGAGCGTGGCACTCCGGAAACCGAACCTTGCTCAGGCTGCGGAGCACCGGGTTGGACCGGTGCCTGCAACAAGTGTGTTCCCTACTGAGGCCTGCCCCATGCGACCAGTTGCTGTCTTCTGGGCCTGCCTAACCGCAGCAGCCTTTGCCTTCTGGATCGGCGTGGTGCTCACCATCTACGCCACCAACCACCGAGTTGCCCAAGCCGATGAGCAGTACCCGCCACCACCCGCCGGCGACCAGTTCGACGAAGGGCCGGTGCTGGCCCGGGTGCCGGTTACCCAGCTTTACCCCGTTCGCTTCATTTTCTGAACCCAACCATCAATCAGGCCCGCCGAAACGCGCGGGCGTGGAGAGCTATTGCCATGAATACCGCGTTCCTGCTGATGGCCCAGTACAACGGCCAGGCCATCATCCCCATCGACCTGGTCTGCAAGGACTACTTCGATATCACCCCCACCAAGCTCAAGGCCAAGGTGGCCCGGGGCGAGATCAACCTGCCGCTGGTGTGGATGGAGTCCAGCCAGAAAGGTGCACGCGGAGTGCACCTGACGGACCTGGCCGCCTACATCGACGACCAGCACGCCAAGGCCAAAGCCGAGCAGGACAAGCTCATGGGGCGAGGCACTAGACGGGCCTCTTGA